TGTAGGTCTTTGACATAGCAGTTCTCCTTAACAAGTTAAAAGTAGTTGTGGACACGATGTCCACAACTCGTCAACAACAACATCAAACGATTGCGTTAGCGATAGCGCGCCGTTGCGAAGCAGGCAACTTCATGATCGCGTCAACATAGCGGTCTACTGCTGACTTCTTATGGCGAACAGGTGATGCCTTGCGCTCGTAGTTGTGGTGTGGCGCGATTGTGCGCTCCCATTGTTTCTTCGCGCTCTCGTGGTAGTTCTCACGAGTCTGTTGCTTGGAGTCATCAGTCGTGTAGAAGAACCATTGACCTGTGTCCTTCATGACCGCGTGGCATTTGTAGGCTTGCTCGTGTGCTCGTGCTAACTTGTTAACCACATCGCATGGCAAGTACTCCTTGCCCTTGAGTAGTTTGGCGAGATGCTCTCGCATCTTGATACCTGACGCGATGAATGTTTTGTAGTCACGAATGATTGCGTTGATGTCGTATTGCATAGTAGTTCTCCTTAACAAGTTGTGGACAGATGTCCATAAGCATCGACTGAGCCAATCCCAATCGACACCTCTATTATACCATTACCGTTAGTTTCTATTGTTTGTTGCCGATGGTTTTGCTGTCCTGTTTACCCCACCCGTACCCGACCCCCCAAGATATGTGACGAGGCAGCGGCATGGCACGGATACTATTCCGTAGCCACACAGCAAATTTTTGTCCAATGCTGTAAAAAGCCGGGAAAAAGCACCCCACCCCTTCGCCACAGATAAATAAAAACAAAGGGGGAAACAAAAATGCTAAAAATTTCTATAAAAATCCGCATCAAGCTTGTCAAATATTGGACAAAGTAAGATAAAAAAAACCCCCGGGGCTGAATCCGGGGGCGCTCAAGTGGGGTAGAGGAGCTACCCCGAAGGAGACATGCAAAAGGAGACGACCCTTGCGGGTTGTCAAAAGTAATTGTACACTCGCCGCAACTGAGCGCAAGCTCTGCGACACGGGGGTACCCGCTTGCTGGATCATTTGAACGAAATTGATTTTGAACCCGAGGTGCTTGACACCCCGGACGAAGGCTTTGTTACTTTGAAAAAGGCCGACGCCTCGCTATTGCTGGAGGCTAAGATACGCACGGCTGATTGGCTAAAGGAGCTTGGGGCCGCAGACGACGAGGAAATTATTACTGGCGCTGAAAAACAACAGGCCAGCGAGGTTTTCCATGCCTTGACGACTGCCTCAGACCAAGCCAAGCAAGCAGTTACCGGACTGACGACGCCCCCGCAGATAAAAGCACTAGTTGGTATGCTGACTGCGTACGAGTGGCAGTTTGTGGAGGAGGCCCAGCGCCTGCGCTCCATGGCGGTGGCTAAGCTGGTTGAGGAGACTGAGCACCCTGATGCCAGAATACGGCTAAAGGCTATAGAGTTATTAGGTAAGGTTACTGAGGTTGGGCTGTTTACTGAGCGAGTAACCGTTAAGAAAGAAGAACTTGAGGATCACGAGCTTGATGAGCGCATCCGCGAGAAGCTAAAGCAGCTACAAAAGACGGTGGACGCCGAGGCAACGGAGAAGGAAGAGCGCAATTCAGACGCGGAAGATGTAGAACTGAGTTTAGAACCCGAAGCGGGCGAAGACGGCGATGCTGCTGAACCAAGTTGAGATCGACGCCGTACTGGCGACGATGACTCCGATGCAGAAACTTGAGTTTTTGAGTGAACTTGAGGAGCAGGAACGTCGGATTGGGTTAAAAAAGGCGCAGACTTCGATGACAGACTTTGCTCGCATGGTCTACCCGGGGTTTAAAGAAGGCCCGCACCACAGAAAGCTGGCGAAAATCTTCAAAGATGTAGCCGATGGGGTCAAAAAGCGCGTGATTATCAATATCGCGCCTCGTATGGGTAAGTCTGAATTTAGTTCTTATCTGTTCCCGGCGTGGTTTTTGGGGCAGTACCCAGACAAAAAGATCATTATGGCGACCCACACCGCCGGTCTTTCAGAGGACTTTGGTAGACGGGTCAGAAACTTATTAGATGATGAAGATTATCAAAAGATTTTTCCAAAAACCGTGGTCGCAGATGATCAGAAAGCTGCGGGAAAATGGTCTACTAGTGCTGGCGGTCAGTACTACGCTGTTGGTGTTGGCGGCGCTTTGGCTGGTCGCGGTGCCGATCTTTTCGTTATTGACGACCCACATTCCGAGCAGGACATTAAGGCTAACAGCCGAGCTACATTCGATAACGCATGGAGTTGGTTCCAGACAGGTCCGCTCCAACGACTGATGCCTAACGGCGCGATCCTTGTAATCATGACCCGATGGTCGCTTGTTGACCTAACGGGGCGGCTGCTCAACTACCAGATGAAGAATCCCGATGCGGATAAGTGGGAGATCGTGGAGTTGCCTGCCATTTTGCCAAGTGGCAAGAGTCTTTGGCCTGAACAGTGGCCCATCGAGCAGTTGGAGCAGAAAAAGGCAGCTATGGACTCACGGTACTGGAACGCCCAGTACATGCAGCAGCCCACATTGGACTCGGCGGCATTTATTAAAAGGACACATTGGCGTGTTTGGGAGCCGGAAGAGCCGCCTCGGTGCGAGTTCATCATTCAGAGTTGGGATACGGCCCACGAAGCCAAGACTACGGCTGACTATACGGCGTGTACGACGTGGGGTATCTGGTATAACGAAGAAGAAAACAGTAAGCCCAGCATAATACTGCTCGATGCGTTTAAGTCTCGCATGGAGTTCCCAGAGCTTAAGGAAGTAGCGTTTAAACAGTACCGAGAATGGCAACCAGACGCGTTTTTGGTGGAGAAAAAAGCTGCTGGAGCACCTTTAATTCAAGAATTACGTCGCATGGGCATACCAGTCGATGAGTTTACGCCTACAAGGGGTAACGACAAGATTGCCCGAGTGAATGCAGTAAGCGATTTGTTTGCCTCGGGGATTGTGTGGGCACCGGATCGGCGGTGGGCTAAAGAAGTAATTGAGGAAATTGTGGCGTTCCCTGTGGGCGAGCACGATGACTACGTGGACACAATGACACAGGCGCTGTTACGCTTTAGAAACGGGGGGTTTATTACGCTGCCAAGCGATGAACCAGATGAACCCATATTTTTTAAATCAGGCCGCAAGACGGCGTATTACTAAGGATAAATCATGGCAGTAGATAAAGCACTAACACGGGCGCCCCAAGGCATTGAAGAAGATATCGGACTCATGGAAGGGCCAGAGCTTGAAATTGAGATCGAAGATCCAGAAGCTGTTCGTATTGGCATTGATGGAATGCCGTTATTAGAAATCGAAGAAGCTGAAGAAGATGCAGAAGATTTTTATGAAAACTTGGCAGAAAAAATAGAGCCTAATGAATTAGATATGCTTGGCAGCGATCTGCTGGAAGATATTAAGAATGATTTAGGCTCACGCAAAGACTGGGAAGATACGTACAAAGAGGGCATCACACTGCTTGGTCTTAAGTACGAAGAAAGAACAGAGCCATGGAACGGCGCGTGTGGTGTGTTCCACCCCATGATTACGGAAGCAGTCGTACGCTTTCAGTCAGAAACAATCATGGAGACTTTTCCTGCGCAGGGGCCAGTTAAAACAAAGATCCTTGGCAAGCAGACCCGCGAGAAGGATGAAGCAGCGGCTCGGGTTAAGGAAGACATGAACTATGAACTGACAGAGCGTATGCCTGAGTTCAGAACTGAGCACGAGCGGATGTTGTGGAATCTGCCAGCTACAGGCTCAGCGTTTAAGAAAGTATATTACGACCCATCAATGCAGCGTCAGATGTCGGTCTTTGTGCCTGCAGAAGACATCATCATTTCCTACGGTGCGCCATCTATTGAAACGGCAGAGCGTGTAACGCACCGGATGTTTAAAACCAAGAACGAGATTCGTAAACTGCAAGTGGCTGGGTTTTATCGCGACATTGACATCGGGGACCCACCTAAGATTAAAAATGAGTTGCAGGAAAAGAAAGATAAAGAGACAGGATTTAACAGCCTTAATGATGACCGCTATGTACTTTATGAGTGCCACATTAACTTGGACTTGCCGGGGTACGAAGATGAAGAAGACGGCGAGCCAACAGGCATAGCACTGCCATATGTACTAACGGTGCTTGAGGGCACGGGTGAAGTTCTAGCCATCAGACGTAACTTCTACGAAGACGACGAGACCAAAGCCAAGCGTAACCACTTCGTACACTATATTTACATCCCGGGTTTTGGTATTTACGGATTTGGCTTATTCCACTTAATCGGTGGGTTTGCTAAGTCGGCAACCAGCATCATCCGGCAGTTAGTAGACGCTGGTACGTTATCAAACCTCCCCGGCGGTTTGAAGTCCAGAGGACTTCGGATTAAGGGCGATGACACGCCTATTGCTCCGGGTGAGTTTAGAGACGTAGACGTTGGCTCAGGCGCGATACGCGACAACATCTTACCGCTGCCATACAAAGAACCCAGCGCCACGCTCTATAACCTGCTGGGCACAATCGTTGAGGAAGGCCGTAGGTTTGCTGCCACGGCAGATATGAAGATCAGCGATATGTCCGCACAGGCGCCAGTGGGTACGACGCTTGCCCTGCTGGAGCGGATGCTCAAAGTCATGTCGGCTGTTCAGGCTCGGGTGCACTACGCGTTTAAGCAAGAGCTAAAGCTGCTGTCGGTCATCATTCGGGACTACACGGACGATGTGTATGACTACCAACCCGAGGACGGAGAACCACGGGCCAAGCGGTCAGACTACGACATGGTCGAGGTCATTCCTGTAAGTGACCCCAATGCGGCAACCATGTCCCAGCGAGTGGTGCAGTACCAAGCGGTCATTCAGTTGGCTCAGGCTGCGCCTCAGATATACGATTTGCCTCTTTTACACCGGCAGATGCTGGAGGTCTTGGGGATTAAAAACGCAGCCAAGCTCGTACCGGTTGAGGATGACCAGAAACCACAGGATCCTGTTTCGGAGAACATGGCAGCGCTTAACGGCAAACCCATGAAGGCGTTCATATATCAGGACCACGAGGCTCATATCCAAG